TCTTCAGTACCCAACAATTTTGGTTTTTGTGGTTTTGGAACCATGCTTTTTGTAAGCGCAGCATCTGAGGAAGCGTTCACTGTGTTTCTTAGGAGCTTTGTACCCGCAGCCAAGCCTGTCGTTGTCCCCACAAGGTTAGCGGCTTGACCAGCTGCCTTTATATTTCTTGCGGCGCGTGGATATTGCTTGCTAAACAAGTCAATGCTTTCTGGGATACCTTCACTTAAAGTTTTCCCAGTACCATCTGGAAGCTGACCAACAAAGTTAACAGCAGCTCCGATACCTTCTTTAACAAACTCAGGCGTGACTGTGCTAATTGCCTCAGCCACAGGATCCACAAATAGCTGTGAAGCCGTTGCCATAGTACCTTGGTATAAAGTTTCAGGCTTTGTCTGTTGTCCAGAAGCTCCCGCTTGACGAATGCCCTGAATTTCCTGTTCACGTCTAGCATAGTTTTCTTTTAAGCGGTCAGTAAAGCCTCCGGCCTCGACAAGTCTAGCACGGCTTCGCCAGTCCGAACCTTGCGTCGGTTGCTGCTGTACGGGTCTAGCTCTGGAACGCCAATCAGATGTTGACGCTGGTTGCGGCGCGGTTGTTGGCTTCGCAGGAGGTAGCGTTTGATATTGATTAACACCCTGACCTGAGGCTCTTTGTGCAAGAATAGCCTGTCGGCTTTCTTCCATTGGATCCATTGGGACAGGTCGAGATCTATTTCGCCAATCACTCATTGAGGTTGAAATCCTTCTGCAATTGCTGCTTGTAAGTCTGCGGGATCAATTTCCATGAAACTTCCAGTTTGAGGATCAAAGCCGCGGATCATACCGCTACCGCCTACTGGAGGAGGGCTCATAGGAGGTACAGGTTTTCCAGCTCTTCGAGCTAAGCTTTGTATTTCGGAATACTTAGACTCAATGAAAGCTTTAAGAACAGCATCTTTTTCCTCAGGAGATGCTTCAGGATCTCCCAAAGTAACTCTGAGTCTGTTACCTTCTTCAACAGTAAAGGCTGCACCAAACGTCTGACGCAGCAAAGGCAACACTTCATTGTCCACCGTGGAAATGTATTCTTTTCTAGCCACGGCTCCTTCAGGAACTTTGGCGCCAAGCTGTCTTGCAACAGAATCTACTGCTTGACCGCCTTTTGTATAAGTTGCTGTCTTACCCAAAGTGCTCAATTTGTTTACAACATTAATGAGGGAAGGTAACTGAGCTTCCATGGCTTGTAGTTTTGCATTACTAACGCCAAGCTCTGTACCTTCAACTTGAGCCGCGGCCTGATTACGTTTAAAATCTGGCATGTCTTCAGGCTTAGGAGTTACTGGAAAAGATGTAAGTGGAGGAGCTGCTGGGTTTGTAGGGTTTGGGAAAACTTTAGTACCACCAAGATCTACAACTGGATTTGCTCGCTTCATAGTTAAATACTCAGTTCTTTGTTCAGGAGAAAGACTATTATAATACTGCCATTCTTGAACGTTTGATGGCGATTCAGAAGAATTAAGAATACCGTAAACTTGACCAGCAGCAATAAGACCATTAACATTATTTCTCAACTCGTCAATACGACCACTGCGCAACATATCTGAAGCTGCGTCAGTTTCTTGTGTATCAACATTCTCACCAACACCCATACGTCCTAGTAAAGACTGCTTACGACGCATTAAAAGATTATTAGCGCCATCAAGATCATTATTATCTAGAAATGATTTAAGTTGAACAGCACCAGCAATTGTGCTTGACAATCTTGATTTTTCTCTGGCGTCTAGATTATCGTAATGCTGTCGTAAAATCTGCTGCGTGGACATTTCGTTTCGGAAGCTTTGATCAGTAGCTTGATTAATTGGAGTTGCTGTGTCAAGACCTTGAACAGAAAGTGAGATGTTTGGATTGGTCATGTTTATTTCCTTTAACGATAAATGACAGAACTGTTGCCGTATTGCCCACGCATATTATTCAGCGCAAGTAAAGTGTTGAGTTGGTTTTGGTAGCCGCTTGTATAAGCGTTCTGAGCACCTACTTGACCAGCTGCTCTGACCGCACCTTGCTGACCGTACATTCCGGCAACGCCACTTGCCGCTCCGGCACCAGTATCAACCTGACCCTGTAACCTTCTCACATCACTGTTAATAAGACCTGTACCAAGGTTTAAAAGTTCCTGCTGAAGAGCCTGAGCCGTACCACCTGAACCAACCTTACCAACAGCGGCGCGGTTAGCGAGTAGTCTGCGCTCAGCATCTGCTGCCAATGATGTGTAGAGCGGATTATTTCTGATGTATTCCGCAGGGTTGCTTTCAATGCTTCTGATACGGTCAGCGGCCTCAGAACCAAGTTGCGTATATGGGCGATTTTCAGCAATACCGCGATCAATAGCCGCAGCCTGAGTGTTTGCTGATTTTTCAGCTGTCCTTGCTTGCGATTGAGTCATGGCTTGATTACCCAAAGCAAGTAGCCAACGCGAAGGATCGTTGTTGTTATCTGAGCTTCCTGGAATACTAGCTCCAGGAACACTAGTGCTTTGAGTAAGTCCTGAAATAGTGTTTCTAATGGCGTTCATACCGCCGCCACTAGCAACTCCTCTGATGCCTGAACCGGCCAACGAAACTCCCGGAGGAGCCCAGTTAATAGTTTGACCAGGAGTATTCCAAAGAATACCACCAGCAGCTGGCGTACCCATAATATTACCTGCAGCACCTGCCCCCATGTATCCTGTAAGTGCTCCAAGAGCCGCACCTTTAATACCGCCACCACCTATAGCACCGCCTGCTGCACCACCAATCGCAGCTCCTACTGGCCCAAAAAATGAACCGGCAATAGGAAGCGCAACTTGTGCGATAGTTTTTACAGCATTACTCATTGAGTGCTCCTTTTATATTGATACATGTGAATTTCACCTACGATCGGCATGTTTTCTAGATAACCAACTTTCCTAAGAACGCCTTTCTTAGCAAAGTGTTCAAAGAATTTAATTTGATCTTTTTGAACGGTTAAAAGTATTTCTCTGGATTGAGCTAAGAAGTTCATAGCCCATTTAAAGTTGACAACCCTATTGGCTGGCGTTGTCCAAGGAAACCAAGTTACGTGCGGCTCCGCAACGTGTTCTGTTCCGGCAAGATCTAAAACACAAGCTGGTCCAAAACCATATTTCGTGTTCCCGTAACCAACAAACCTTTCGCTTACAACCACTGGAGTAAAGTCAATGCCGGAAAGAGCCGCAGCGTAAAGTATAGTTGAATGTTTTTCAAAGCTGTAAAGTTCTAAACTATGCACCAACGATGTACGAGCTAATCGCACCCTCCCAAGTCACGTCGTTATTGACTGCCCCTTCAACGGTAACCACTGCATCCGACCCCAAAGTCGAAAAGCCAACGTTCCAAGATCCTTGATCTTCGCCGCCGTATAAGTTTGGAGTGGCAATTCCTGTAAGTACGCCAGCGACGTTCTTATAGGCTCCTGTAAGGACGTAAAACGCGCTATCTCCAGCCGCTCCAGCACTTCCCCCAGTTCTACGAGCTACAATCATAGCTTGGATCATAACCGTTTTACCATCGGGAACTGGAACCCGCACCAAACCCGTTGTGGCTGCGTCCGTTGTTGTTATCTTTGCTGTGGTCTTAATGCTATAGACGTTTGTCCAAAGCTGATAGATTGTAGTCACTAAGGACGAAAAGAAAGCGTTCTTAAGCTTATCCGTCGCAAACTCAGCAGGGATTTGGAGTGGAGGTGGTCTAAGACTGATTGTCATATGCAAATATCCATGTCAATGCTAGCGCTGAAAATTGCCCAATATATTGGATCACTTACACGCAGACGGATAACTAAATTTTTATAGCGACCAAGGCCAGTTGTCATCACGGTTACGCGTTCACCAAGTTTACCACAACGCAAGAACCTTTCCGTCCCAAAAGTTTTGCCGTTGTCTTTTGAGAACGAAATAGCTATTAGTGGGTCAGAGCCTTGACCAGAAACAAGACCAACGCCCGTCTCAAGGTTTAATTCCATACTCACAAGCTCGAACTCTTTATTTGGCACTCCAAATATTTCACTGTGGATAACTGCACTATCTCTTGTCCGGATAATAGCATTACCGTTGTCGGTATAAGTTTCTGAAGCAAGTTCATATATGTTTGCAGAGGCGTAGTCTGCCACCAAAACTTTACCAAAAACTGTTACAGAGCTGTTGGCTATTGCGCGACCTTGCGTTCCAGCACCCCATTGGAACCACTCACCACCGACAGGATAGACCCATGTAATATTTTCAGTAGGGAACGTGAGCTTGTAAAACCACTGACCCTGAAGTTGAAACGTAAAGCCAATAGCGTCTGACTTATTTGTGTATTTAGCAATTATCGCTGTAAGTTCTGGAGTAGAAATTGGCACACTTACAGCGGATGTTCCGCCCGTGATACTATGAACTTGATTATCCGAACCTAGTATAAACACATAGTCAGGTGTTTCAGCAACTGAGTGAATAGCTCCGACGCCTATGTTAAGCACACCGCCTTGAATTTTATCGAATGGAGGATTGCCGGTGCCGGAGTTCCACCACAGTTCTATTGTTTCACGTCCCATCAGATACAAAGTATCTCGGTAAGTGTACACTCTCAGCAGATCGTCAGAGTTGCTTTCTGCAGAGGCGTTGTTCAATCCGTTAATCGTTCCTGGAAGACCTACGTCAGAAACGTCAAATCCTTGACCAGTTCCGGCATCGTAAATAGCTTGGCTGTTTAACACTGCTACACTATTTGGTGTGCCAAGATTGGGGCTGGTGTTTTGAACTAGAGTTGTTCCATTCCATATATAGACTAAACCAGCGCCATTTGTTATTACTACCTGAGAACCAACAGCAGCAAAAATGCAACGACCTGATCCTGGAATTGTACCACGATCGGTGTGCGTTCCATCAGAGGCCACAGTGAAGAGCGAAGTGCCACTGACTTTATACAGAATTCCTTGATTGACAAACATCCCACGGTCAGCTCCTCCTGAGCGAGTAACAAAAGGCTTAAGTCCGTAGAACGGAACAAGCACATAAGGACTACGCGCTTTTTGATTTGGCTGCTGAATTTGCGGCCAAAAGTTGCGCGTCACCTGCTTCGAGAGATCCCTCGATTTATGCTGGTAGTCGCCACCTGTTAAATTTAAACTGACCCGCATTAAAACCCAGCGTCACTGTCTCTTGAGGTGTATTCTGGAACAGCAAGTTCGGCAAGGTTAGCCATCGCTACACTTCCGTTTGGACCTGCGTCTTCTTTAATTCTAAGATACCGGCTTTCGGGTACGCTATAACTTACCAGAAGTTTCTCGCACATCATTTGTACAAAGTAAGGGACTAGCTTATTTGGAACATCTGCAGTGACGACCCAAGTAGCTAGTCCCTTTTCTTTCAGGCGTTCATATGTCTCGTCGAAAGTCGCGTCAATGCGAGCTTGGTCTTGAGCTTCTGGCGCTTGACCAATCGGTATGATGTAAAGTTCTTCAGCTACGCGTTGACGGATTTCGGCTTTAGTGGACATAGATTACTCTCCTAGATGCTTCTTTGTGTATTTTGCATTGAGGATCTGATCTTCAGCGCGGCGACGTTCAAAAGCTGCCTTACCTTCTTGATCAATTTTATGGAGAACTTCTTGATCGACTTTACCTTCAAAGAACGTAGCCATTCCTGGAAGCTTCATCAGAAGTTCTGTGTCTGTGACAAGTGTCAATTCGCCGCGAACAAATTTTTGCTTACCCATTAAAGTGATAACATATGGAGAATCAGCACCAGCGCCAATGTACGTAAAGTATCTACCTTTTGGTTGTGGAACTTGAATTTCTTCGATGTCTTCTACCGAATCTTCAACTTCCAGGATTTCGATTTCTTCATCATCTTGTTCTACGTGGTTACGATTTTTTCTGCTCATAGCTTGTTTTTCCTGAGAATGTTAGGGTTAAAAGAAATAGCCAGCCCAGATAGGGAACTGAGCTGGCTACGTAGTAATCTTAGTCAACGGTAACGGCAAACTCAACCAAAAGATCTGAGGATGAGTTCAGTGTAGCACCGCCAGTTGTGCCGTACACGTCAATTTGACCACCTGGATCGGACGACAGACCAGCGATCTCCCACAACATACGACCAGCGTTTGCTGCTCCTGGAATGCTTACACGACCAGCTGTAGCAATCGAAGTTGCTGCCAACAATGCGGCTGGTACTGGAGCTCCAAAGTTATTATTTACTGAAGCTAGTCCAAGGGCAAGAGTTGTAGAAGCAGCATTAGCACTATTTTGCAAAGCTGAAATGCCGTGTAAACGAGTGTTAGAGTCAAATCGGCCAAAGAAGATAGTCGAAGCTACAACCAACGCTCCTGGGTTACGATAAGAACTAATCACTTTTAGATTTGGACCATCTCCTTTGTTCGGTACAGCGTCGAATGCTGCACGTCTACGAGTGGCCAATTGAGTATAATTTACGTCAACCATTTAAGTACTCCTTATATTTGTTAAGAGAAGAGAGCCTGAGTTGTTACACCCAGGCTCAATTCATTAGGCGTCAACAGCCGCAGAATGGAACGAAGTAACCATGCCGTGCTGTTTGTTGTTGAAGAAGATCTTCTTGATGTCATGCTTAGCTGTGATACCAACACCGTTCAGATGTTCGTAGTCATCTTCGTTACGTAGTTTGAACGAAGCATCCTTACCACGACCAAAGCAAACAGCTTGAGCTCCGCACAAGAAGCCGATACCAACGCGAGAGCCAGAAGCGCCAGCAGTTCTCAAGTTGTCAGCTGCCGCGTTCGCACCCCAGACTCCATCCCAAAGACCGCCGCCAGAAGCGTTGTCAATGAACTTGTCAAGATCAGGAACTTCTTTGATGATAACGCTATCCCACAAAAGATCACCACCACCGAAGAGAGGGTTATCTTTGAAGTCTTTTTCACGTGGGCGAGCATCTTTGTTAGCTGCTACGATAGTAGCATCAGCTCTCAGGTCGCGGAAAGCAAAGCTACCTAAGAACAGAACATACCAAGGTTCATCTTCGTTAACCATGACAGGGCGAATAAGAGGATTTGCTTGCATAGCCATACGCTTCAGCTGAGACACCATCAAAGCACTCATCTTATCGTTAGTTGTATCGATCGTTGCGAGTGAGGTTGTATGGTCACCAGACGTGGTGTTTGAACGTGCAATACCGTACAAGATACGATCGACGTTCGCGGCTTGCCAAGTGTCAAAGTTAGCAGCGGAAGCAGCTGCAGAACCTTTGGCACCCGAAGCTTCTGTTCCACCATAGTTACGGTAGGTTCCATCAGCTTGAATTGCACCCATTGCCTGAATAATCTGGTCACGCTTCAATTCCATGATCCAGTTTTGCAGAGCAGGGCGAGCTTCTTGGTACAGATCAAACTCGGACTTTTCCTTTTCTTCGTTGTCGATCAAGACACCGTTACGAAGATGAGTAGGTTCAAAGGTAAAGTCAAAGTTGCTCAACGACTCTTCGTTACCAACGAGGGAAGTTGAACCACGAACACCAGCACTTGACAGTTTACCGATCAAAGGGATCGATTTGCGGCGAATGTTTTTGTTCGTTTGGATGATGGCGTTTTCAGTAGCACCGATATACGGGCCAAAGCGACCATCGCGAACGTAAACGCGATTTACCTTTGCCTGAAAATCAGTGACTCTATTGCCAGCTGAGATAGATGAGAGTGACATTTTCTATTTCCTTTTTACTGTTAAAGAGCACCTTTAAACAGATCATCTTCAGTATCCGTATCATTGGACTTCCGAACATTCCTGTTTGGAGATGCATTTGTTGTACGATTTAGGTTTGGTACCCTTAACGTAACATTTTCTTGGGGCTTCTTTACAAGTTGCGTTGCTGTCGTTGTCTGCGCAGGCTGAGCTGTCTTTGATTTCTTCCATTCTTGGAATTGCTTCCAGTCATCGGAATTTTTCATCTCAGAAAGTTCCCTGATTTCTTTATCCTTCTTTGCCAAATCGTAAGCCATCTTTGCTGGGAGTTTGTGATTTCCAACAATAGTATTGAGTTCAGGATTGGACTTAGCCATTTCTTGAAAGTGCTCAATCATATCATCGTAGTCCGCAAAAGCCTCGCTCATAATAGCTTTAGAAGTTTCAATCCGGATATGTCTATCGTATCCATCAGGATCAGTAGCTCGATCCGGAACAGGTACGGCAGAAAGTTCAGCAAGTTTCCGTTCAGCAGCTTCCCATTTTGAAGTTACATCTTTAAGGGCCGCTTTAAAACGAGTTTCCGGTATCATTTTTTCTTGTACCGTAGTGTCTCCATCGGCGGCTGGCGACTCCGCATCTTGTTCGCCCTGTTGTTCTGAACCTTTGGTTCCCTCGGTCTCGGCTTTGAGTTCCGTACTTTGGTCATCGGCCGCCTCTTCTGTTGTTATTTCAGCTTCTGAGGTTGTGGTAGGTTCATCATTGAAGACATCATCGTTTTGTTTTGTATCAGACATGCTAGTTTCTCCTCGCCCGATATAAGCGGCGTCCTTATTTCGCCCGATCCTCGGCGGCAGGTTGCACGATATGTGCCGTAGTGCCTGTCTAGCGGCGACCTAAACTATTACGCCCGAATAGTGTAAAGTTTAAAATACTTAAACGTTCAGAGCGTCAATCTGCGCTTGTTTTTCGGCTATTTGGCGCGTGACTCTTAAAACCAACAAAGCGTTTCTAGCTTCAAGATTTGTCTTTGCCGTCGTCAATTGCAAAAGTTCTGCTTGTAGAATTTCTAAATCGTTCATGGTTATTCTCCTTTAAATGAATGACAGGCGAACCCAATTCGCTCCGTCTGATTGGACTGTGATTGTGCTGTATTGTGAAGCAAGTGAACGTGTTGTAGTTCCGTCAATAGTTTGGCTAGAGGTTGTAGCCACGGTAACGGCATTAGCCGATGAGTCTGTTTTTTTAATCACGTAAATTCTACCGGTTGCGCCTATCGCTGTCGGTAGCGTTATTGTTCTGGCTGCGCCCGAAGCATTGACCAAAATTGTATGATCTCCCACGCCTGCTGTGATGCTCGTGCTTGTAGATAAAACTCTCGTGCCAAATGAGCCCGCTGTGTGAAGTGTAGCACCAGAGCTATTTGTGGAACCTCCAGCAATAATACGGCCCGCTGCGTCAATACGCGCAACTACTGACGATACGACTAGGAATTGTGCAAGATCCGCTGTTTGACCGGATGCACCAATCACTACAAGCGGGTTTGCATTAATGTCCTGTGTGGATCCCAATACTTGTGGGGCCCGTATGGACATATCAAACAACCATTCTCCGTCACCGCAAGTGATTGTTTGCAGAAAAGTGGTTGAAGGTGAGAATAGAGAAATTGAATCCCCACCCGGTCCTATCCTGAAAATATCTGAATCAAGGATATAATCGTAAACCTGAAAAAGTGGCTGTCCTCTTGTGATACCAGAATTAATTTCTCCGTAAAACAACGGCACGTCTGCGGTATTTGCTCTAGATTCTATAATGCCAAGGCCGCCACTTGCAGGAGTTGCTTCACCAAGGCTTAAATTGACATAGCCGGACGCTGTGTGAAAATCTTGAAAAGTAAAATATTGATTTGTATCTAACCCGGAAGAAACAGTGTCAACGTAAACAACGCCATTATTATTTAACGGGTTAATCCCACCAGTGCCACCTTTTGCTATCGGTAACACACCAGTTATAGCTGCAACCGAATGAGTATGTCCGGGGTTTGAAGACGCGGGGTTTTTTAAAAGATAATCCAAAGAGGTCGTGACCGCGCTGCTGTTAATACCGACCTTCGCCTGCAATGCTTCAATAGCGTCGTTTGCGTTCGCGTGCTGCGCGGAATGGCTGACAACGGATACGTCATCCGTTGGTGCCGGATTTGTAAGTGCGTCTAAACTTGTTGGAAAGTTTGTCGGCATTAACGGCGACGCCTCCTAAAAGTAGTGATAAACTCATAGACCGCGTTGCCAAGATCGTACAGCAGCCCAGCTCTGTCATATTTAATTCCTGGCTGGTCGTACTTCCAAGACATTACGCAAACTTCGCTTTAAGTTGGGCAATTTCTTGCTCGATTTTTAGCTTTTCAGCAATTAGAGCGTCGGTCTCTGATTTTAAATCCACCAACTCTTTGAGTCCAGCAGCAACTCTAGCTTTGACATGCTTAAGTTCAGTTTCGTTACTTTCCGCAATAGCGGCTTCTCTATTCTTAGCGTTGTCGATCAAAGCTTTTGCCTGAGCCTTAGCTTCAGATACGATTTCATCCGCTAATTTTTTGCTTGTCTCAACCATTTCGGCTGCTGCGTCTGCTTCGCGTTCAACGGATCTAAGCTTTTTGGTCTGTTCCTGTATTTCGGCCACCAAATGTGCAATATTTGACTCGTGCGAAAGACGTTCGTTAAACATCTTCTCGACGGCTGAAATCATGTCAACGGTATTAGACAAGAACTTCTTGACTTGAAGTTCTTTTTCAATATATTGCTTGAGTGTTTCAAGTTCTTCTTTTGTAATTTTCTTCATTGTAAGTTACCTCTTCCGACAATAGCAATATAAATATCAGTGTTGGAGTCTCCACCCGTAAGCTCAGGCATCAAGGCCAAAACGTTTGCATGGATTGTCCGTGGTCTTCCGTTTGCGATCTGAGTGATCAACGTATCAAAGGCATCAGTGATCGTTTCAAACGAAGCAAGTGCTGGATCATTAGATCCTTTGAGCGAAACGCTTGCACTACCGCCCCAAACTCCAAAGATATGGAACGACTTATCAGAAAACCGAGCCGCGAGCAACGGAACTGCGGTATCGCCTTGTCTTAAACGCCAAAAGCCTGCAAGATCTCCGGCTCTAAGGCTCTTATTTGTTATTGGTGTAAATCCGATAGCTGGCATAGATAACTCCTTATATGTTGATGTTCCCTTTAATCGGAACATTCGGTTGTTGTGAAATAATCTGCGTCTCTAATTGCGTTTGCTCGGTCTCTGCGGCTTTTTTAACTGCCGAAGCTTCTTTGTCTTTAGCAGAAGCTTGTAGGTAAGCAGCTTGAGGATCCGGTGGCCCTTCTTGCGCTGCTTTTGCGGCTTCCTCTTTCCGCGCCTTAAGCTTCTCAATCATCTTAGACTTACCAGCAACATTGGAGATTTCCAATAGATCGGTAAGCTCGAAGGCGTTTTGAGCACCGTACTTCAATATCGCATCAAGCTGTTCTTGTGACGTATTCAGAGTGTCGTAAGATTCGTCTAGAATGATATCCATATCCAACGTCGTCGGTTGGTTTTTGGTCATCACAACTTGCTTCAACATTTCTGGATTCGTTTGTTCCAATTGAATAAGCTGCGCGGAAGCTCCGAGACGCATTTCGTACGGCTTAGAATCGTCGTCCATAATTTCTTGCAATTGATCTTGTAACGTAACCTGAACATTGAACCCAACCCAACGAAGTTTTTGCTCATCATCAGTAACACGGATCCACTTTTCTTTGTCCCAAGATTGACGTATCCGGTTCCACATTTGACGATACACGCGAAGCTTGAAAGATCCAAAGTTTTCAAACAACTTAATGATGTCAGTCATACCAGCTTGCTGCAATCTTTGCAATGCTATACCGCTGAGTTCTCCAAATTGCTTCGTATCTCCGTTCATCGGCGCGGAGAAACTACCACTGTCCATTTCCATCTTGGCGTCTTGGTACAATTCAAGCTGACCTTGCGCCATATCGCCTGTTGGTAGAATACCAAAGTCCTTACCGAATTCTCCCTGACCAACTTCTAAATGTCCGTTTGGCTTCGCAAGTTCACGCTTAGATTTCGCAACGTCCTTCACCGCACCACGATTACCAAAAGTCTGGCGCTGCGATAATAGGAACAACGCTTTTGAGCGGCGATGATTGACTTCGTCTTGCGGGTCAAGGTATGCTTTCAATTCCCCGTAGCGATTATTCTCGCGGTCAATGTAAGCGTGTTCAAATTCTAGAGGACATTCTGGAACGCCATACTCGTCAAGGTACGGAGATTCCATCGGTGGAAGTAGAAAGCCACCTTGCGTGTAAATTGCTAGAAACCACTTTCCCTCGATCTTACGGTAATGTGTCAAAACTAAAAAGCGACGACGTTTGCCTTGACGATAATACCACTTCGGTCTGTCGTCAAAAGTTTCATCCGTATCTCCTGCGGTTACGGATAACGCATCTTCGTCCATAGTGTCTTTGAACGTGCGAATGACGTCAGCTTCTTCCATCCAAATACCAAAGCCTTTACCACCGGCATCGGAAAAATCATGCTTACGACTAAATGGATCGAAGAAAATACGATCCCAAGGAATATGATCTACGACAACGTCAGCTTCTCCGTTCGGAGCGGTCTCAATAACAATGTTCACTCCTGTGTACCCTTCACAGAAGAAATTGTC